TAACACGCTGGTACTCAGTAGCATAGGAGCACATGATGGTATGCTGCAAGAGTCGTGGGATGGGGAGGTGCACAGGTACATGGTTCAAGGAGCACGATTCGTTGGTGCTTGGTGCGAAGACGGTGGAAGATATGAGCATGAGCAACCTAGTCGCGGAACGTGACGCAGTGTTGTGCATGATCATAGCTGGAGCACGAGCAGTGGTCGATGACATCTGTGCGAAGCCAGATTCATCGGGCAGTGTGAGTCAGTAGCAGTGAGCCTAGGCTCACGTATGAAAGAATCAGGGAGCCTAGGCGATCCTGATTCGTCGGGGCAAGCGAGCGAAGCGAGCGCGGCAGTGATTAATGTCTCTGGGTTGTAAGCTGGGAATGTTATTTGTCTCAGGGTTCTTTGTTCTGGGTGTTCTTGGTTCATTGCAATAGGGGGGGGCATGGGGGGATTGCTCCAAAACAAACAAGTGGGGTAACAACCTGCACATCCAATTTTGAAATTCCACAGAAAAGTACATCAAAGTACAGGTCTAGTACACTTTATTCTGATGATTGACTGTTATAAAGTATAAGGAGTATCAACGACTTACGTAATATAGTACACATTATACACTTTTTAGCTAGGTATTTCATAAGAGTTGTAAACCCTCTAGGAAAGTGTACTTTCTGTACTTCTGTCTCATAAGTACCTTATATATCATATAGTTAACAACCGCCACCTATGGCAAAACTAGTGGTTTTGCATGTACTAAGGTGTACTTATGGACCAAGTTCCCTTAATAATGCTACACGCTACATGAACCATAAGGTGCTTGACAACGGGGGGTACACGGTTAATAGTCCCACAACATGGCAAGAACTAGAGACCCATTTGCAGACAAGAGGAAGACGTCGAACGGCGTATCCCCCACCCAAGCTAAGAAGAAGCGGGAGGTCAAACGTACCACTTGCTCCCGAAAAAAGCTTAAGGCAGAGAAGGATATGGATAAGGCGAAGAAGGATCTTGTTTCGGTAGAAAAGAAGTTGGACGTTAAGCAGCAATTCTTAAGTGCGATGAACAATGCGCCTACGCCAGCACAGCAGCGTAAGGCACTATTAGCATTGTTTGCAGAGAAGGGTATCAATCCTATTGAGGAGTTGATGAACTTTACCACTGATGATGAAGTACCCTTGAAGGAGAGGATCTCTATCTGGAAGGAGCTAGCCAGCTACACTCAGCCGAAGCTAAAGAGCGTGGACATCTCGGCTACAGTGACTGGAGAGATGAAAGTAGTCACTATGGATTTCTCTAAGTTGACCCAAGCTCAGCTTATGAAGGAAGCAGACGACGACATTGTGGACATAGAGGACTACAACGAGTTTGTATCTGAGGAAGACAGGAATCACGAGGAGGAAAACACTTAGATGGTTACAGTACCAGCACAGGGGTGGACTCCAAGACCCTACCAACTACCGCTACTAAAGTATATGACGAAGACCGAACGTGGTCTTCGGGCATGTGTCGCTTGGCATCGACGCGCAGGAAAGGATCTTACTTGCGTGAATGTCATGGCAATCAAAGCCATGCAGCGTGTGGGCACGTACTGGTACGTTCTTCCGTACGGTAATCAGGCTCGTCGTATTATTTGGAACGGAATGACTGGCGAGGGTAAGAAGTTCATTGACTACTTTCCCGCCAAACTAGTTGAGAAGAAGAGTGAGCAGGAGATGCGCCTACACTTGACCAACGGATCAGTTATCCAGCTTATGGGTTCTGATGACCCAGATAAGATGGTTGGCGCGAACCCAATTGGGGTAATTTTTTCTGAGTTCAGTATCTCTGACCCAGCAGCTTGGCAGTTGATTAACCCGATCTTGGCAGAGAATGGGGGCTGGGCTTTGTTTAATGGTACACCTCGTGGAGAGAACCACTTCTACAAGCTACTGTTGAAAGCCCAAGCCACAAAGGGCTGGTTCTCTAGCCACCTTTCGGTTAAGGACACAAAGGCTATTAAGCCAGATGATCTTCGGAAAGCACGCGACGAACTAAACAATGAAGCACGTTTCCAGTCGGAGTACATGTGTTCCTTCAAGACTCCAGTGGAGGGTTCGTACTACGGTCCGATCATCTCTAGACTGTACAAGAACAAGCAGGTAATGCAGGACTTGGCTGCAGATCCTGCGCTCCCCGTACATACTGCATGGGACTTGGGCATGGATGACTCGACGAGTGTGTGGTTCTTTCAGCAATTTAAGAGTGAGATACGGATTGTCTACTACTACGAGAACAGTGGAGAGGGTTTTCCGTTCTACGCACGGGAGCTTCAGAGGTGGGCAGTACAGAAGGGTGTGACTTACGGGAAGCACTTCGCTCCCCATGATATCAAGGTACGAGAACTGGGCACAGGTAAGTCTCGACTAGAAGTTGCTAGGTCTCTGGGCTTGAAGTTCACCCCTGTACGAAAGCTCCCAGTACAGGACGGCATCGAAGCAGTAAGAAATCTTCTACCTAGATGTTGGTTTGGTCGCTCTAGCTCTACTCTAGGGCTTGAACACCTTAAGGGTTACCACAAAGAGTGGGATAGCTCGAAGCAAGTGTACCGTAAAACACCAGTACACGACTCTAACTCGCACGGAGCCGATGCGTTCCGAACACTAGCAATGGGGCTAAAGGAAAATAAGCAAGGATATGGAAAACACAAACAGCAAGACACCAGCTACAAAGTCCAACCTGTCAATTGGTAATCAGGTATACACCGAACTCTCTCTTCTAGATCAGGCTACCGTGCAGTATCACGCGCATGGCTTAGAGTTCATCGAGTTACTTGACTATTATTTGAACTGCCCACCCTCTGCAAAGAGGTTTGTGTTCTCAGCTCCAAGATATCTGGTACTGGTGGAGGAGATAGACTACGAGAACCCAGAAGATCCGTATTCGAAGAAGGTAGCCCCCTACTGGCATGTGGCTTGGCAGCAGTGCATGGATGGGTTTGCTAAGACACTTTATGAAATTGCTCCATATAAACTTGACAAAGTTTGTTTTATGCGTAATAAACGTGGGATATTATCAGGGTATAAGTTTTACCCTTGGAATAAAATGAAACGCATCTGTAATTATGGGATCAAAACCTAAAAAACCACCCCCTCCTCCTCCTCCTCCACCCCCTCCTCCGCCACCTACACCTGTAGCGCGAAGGGCTATTGCTCCAGCTACTGTACGTAGTAAGGTTGTTACACCTACGGCACTCCAACGTCGGAGCTCTGACCAACCTGCGGTTGTTCAAAAGCAGAAGTCTGGATCATCTTTGGGCGGCGGTATTAAGTTTAAATAGTTTTTATGCTAGACATTATCAGGTTAAGGGAACGGTACGAAGAGTTAAAACTTCTTAGAAGCAGCCTAGATGGTATGCTCAAGGATGCGCAACGCTATGTCCGTCCCAATTCACCTGAGTTCGATCATGGAGCAAACTTCAAGGACGACGGCTCTAAGGATATACACGACGACACAGCCGTTTGGTCAAACCAGATGTTTGCCAACGGCTTGTCCTCTAACTTAATCCCGAAAGCCGAGCGGTGGATGTACCTTCGTGTACAGGATACCGAGAACTCAGAACTTGATAAGGAGCAACAGACCTACCTAAACACTGTAACTGACCGCATCTTCCATGAACTTGCGCTACCACAGTCCCAGTTCTACGGAGCTAGTCACGAATGTTTCTTGGATATCGGAGCCTACGGCACATCACCTGTGCAAATCTCTGATGTTAAAGGGGTTGTAAATTTTCGCGCGAGACCTCTATCCGATGTATTCTTTGACGTAGATGAATACGGCGAAGTAAACACTGTATTCTATCGCTGCTGGAAAACGACACGGCAACTAGTAGGCTTACTACCAGAGGTCGTGAACGTCGATGGCTTCAACGACAAGGATAAGAACAAGAAGTGGGAGCTAATTTACTCTATCGAGCCTAGCCGAGACACCCGATCTAAGATGGGGGGACGTATTGGTGTGGAGCGTCCGTACGTAGTAACCTACTGGAGTCCTGAGCTTAAAGCACCTATTCGTCAAGACGGGTCAAGCTACTTTACATTCCTAGTACCTCGTTGGGCTAAGCAGTCCGATGAAGTATACGGGCGCAGCCCAGCAATGACTTGCTTGTCTCATATCCGTGTTCTTAATAAGATGGTCAAGGAGGTTATGATCTCCGCTGAGTATCTGAATGCTCCGACACTTACGGCAGAAGAGGACAGCATCCTACTCCCAATTAAGTACGGTGCGCGCCAGATCATGTTCCATGAAGCAGGTAGCGAGAAGCCCCAGCCGATTATGACTGGATCTCAGCCGCAGTACGCCATGCAGATGATCGAGTCATACAAGTCTTCGATTCAGCGATCATTCTTTGTTGATCAGATCATCCGTGAGCAAAAGAATGAGCGTCAAAGTATCCTAGAGATTCAAGACACTCGTGGTCAGATGCTGCAGCAACTCTCTCCCCTGCTTAATCGCATGGAGTCCGAGTACATCGCACCAGCAATCGAAACAACCTTTATGTTTTTGAATCGCCGCCGCCAGTTGCCAGACATCCCGTCTAGCCTGAACGGTGCTAAGTTAGAAGTAGCCTATGCAAGCCCAAGCTCACAAGCTCAGTTCGCAAGCCGACTCTCCGACATCAGCGCATTTATGCAGGACATCACACCACTAGCTAATGTAAAGCCTGAGATTCTACAGGCAGTCGATGAGCGTGAGCTTCTAGAGAGCTATGCGAAGTATCGCAACATCAGCCCAAGTGTTATCAAGTCTAGTGAAGCTATGCAGGAGCAACAATCAGCTCAGGCAGAACAACAACAATCCCAACAGGCAGCAGCAGCTTTGCCTGATATAGCAGGAGCAATGAAAGACGTTGCAACAGCTAGAAGTACAGATCCAGAAGGCGTAGGTCAATTACTTAATATTTAATGTTAGACAAAGCAGTAGATGCTTTTGCTCGTCTGCGTAAGCGCGGAGAGCTTAGGGACGATCTTAGCAAGATCTTGGAAACACCAGAAGGACAACGGTTCTTTAAGGTGTTTCTACGCGAGTGCCATGTAACCAAACCTGTATTTCATTCCGACGAAAACAAGCTTCGTGAGTGTGAAGGGCGTAGGCGTTTAGCTATGAGCTTCCTTACTTTACTGGGTCAAGACGATCCACACCAAATGATAAACATAATCGAACAAGAAAAACATGATTGATCTACATAAAACATTCCGAGAAGAAGCTGGTGAAGTCGAAGGAGCGGGAGAAGGCGGAGGTCTTGGCTCTGGATTCTCTAGTGGAGGGGCTGACCCCGTAGCCCCAGCCGAGACATCGGACAACAGTTATCAACAGTTCATTAGCACACTTCCTGAAGAACTTCAGAGCAACCCGACTATTCAGAACACAAAGTCTTTCGACTCTCTGGCAAGCCAACTGGTTAATGCTCAGAGTGCTCTAGGGAGCAAGCGGCTTCAAGCTCCGCAAGAAGATTGGGGTGCAGATGAGTGGGAGTCTTTTAACTCAGAACTCCGACCAAAGGATGGATACAAAGTCCCAGACGAGGTATCGGTTTCCGAGGAGTTTGACAACATGGAGATACCTCAGCCCAGTGAGAAATCCGTCGAAGACCTTACTCAATTTGCAACTGAGATGGGTCTTACCCAAAAACAATTTGATGGCTTGGTGTCTCGGTACACAGAGCTGCAACTTGAGGGCGAATCTAAGATGTCGGCGCACAACAAAGATGCAATCCACAAGTATGGGGCAGACATGGCAGAAGAGTGGGGCAACCGCTTCGATGTAAACATGAAGGCTGCCAACCAGACATTCGATTCGCTAACTCAGGAGATTCCAGAGCTTGCAGAACTTATGGAGTGGAGCCCTGTCATTGCGAATCACCCTGCAGTACTGAAGCTCTTCCACAAGATTTCTGAGATCTCTGGTGATGCACTTCCTATGGCAGGTTCAAGCGGAGCTTCTCCGTTTGGGCAAGGAGAGTCGATTCAAGGCATTAAGGCTCAGATTCAGCAACTCGATACAGACAATGAGGGTCTTATTATGACTGACCCTGCCTCAATGAACATGGCGGATCGAAGCAAGCGAGAAGACGTCCTTCAGAAGCGCATTAAGCTCTATTCGAAGCTCTATGGCAATTGATGACCAATAAGGCTTGACATTCCTAACTAAGTAGGCTACTCAATATGTACTGGGTAGCCTATTTTTTTAGGTCCAGAAAGAAGCTTTAAAAAGCCGCTGGTTCCGTAAGACTAGACGAGTCCGAGAGGGCAGCTTGTTGAAAAAAAATTAACTTAACAATATTATTTCAATCAATTACATATTATGGGATTAGATCTAGGATCACAAGGTTACAGTAACGGTACAGCCGCTGCTGGAGAAAACCAAATCGAGAATGCTTATTACGATTCGTTTCGTGCGGGTTTTGAGCAAGCATACCAACAGACTGAATCAAAGCTTCAGCCTTATTTTGAAACCGAGTCTCAGAGTTCTGAGTTTCAGTTTTTCGACCGTATCGGTGAAGCCGCTGCGATGACTGAGGACACTGGTCGTTATGCGATCAACCCTCAGAGTGAAATCAATCACGAGCGTCGTCGTCTCGGTCTTAAAGACTACGAGCTGGGCAAGTATGTCGATGAGAAAGATCTCAAGCGCGTACTTACCGACCCTATGAATGCCTACACTCAAGCATTGCTTGCGTCGGGTAAACGTAAGGTTGACGACATCATCATCGAGAACTACTTCGGTAGTGCTTACGTCGGTAAGAGTGGCTCTAACGTAGTATCCTACGCAGTAGCAGCAGCTGATGAAGCTAGCTCTAAGATCACAGTTGGTTCGATCAGCAATGGTTCGTCTAACCCAGTCAGTGCGACTGGTGGAGACTACATCCTTGCTGGAGCTAACACCGAAGGTGTTTCTGTTGGTGCTGACTTCGGAACTGCTAACTCGGGTCTTACTCTCGCCAAGCTGAAAGCTATGCGTAGCTCGATGCTTCGACTTGAGTCCATCGACCAAGATACTACTCTTAACTGCTTCCTTACTCATAAGCAGCTTGAGGATCTTCTTGGTATTGATGAAGTCATCAACTCGGACTACGCCGTTCGCAAGTCTCTTGCAGAGGGTAACGTTACAACGTTCATGGGCTACCGTTTCATCCTTACCGAGCGCCTACCGCTTAGTGCTGGTGTTGCTGGTGATGAGCGTCGTATCATCGTTTCGACTCCACGATCTCTTAAGATGTCTGTTGGTACTGCCCTCAAGGGTGATATCTGGCGTGACACCTCTAAGAAAAACATCCCATACTTGTACTTCAAGCTTTGTGCTGATGCATCTCGTATGTGGGGTGAGGTTGCTGGCGAAATTCGTTGCACAGAGACCTAATCGGATTTGTAGCCTCCCCTGTATATTCGGGGGAGGCTACTCCTTTTTTTATGGCACTTAAACTAGATATTATAAACACAGCCCTCCGCATGGTGGGCAGCTACCACCTCGACAGGTTAGATGACGGATCATCGACTTACGAGATAACTTCGGCTGCTTTTGATCAAGCATTCCTTGAAGTATTTGGCGATAATATCTTTGGTTACAATAAAAAACGATCAAAACTTACAGGCACTGAGATCCTTAATGACGATGATTTTTCTTTCTCGTTTACGATCCCAAGTGACCTAAATATTTATATAAAAGCAGTTAACGGTGAAGGTTGCATCATTACTGACTACTACACAGAGGGCGCGACGCTTCTGTGCAATTACCCAACCCTGACTGTATACTACGCATACATCCCCACAGATTTGGCAACTTTGCCAGCGTACCTAAACAAGCTAATATGCCTACATATGGCGCAGAGCATTGCTCTGGAGTTGTCGGGCTCTGAGAACAGGTCTACGGACTTGCAGAGGCAATATATCCGAGCCTTGTCTAGAGCAAGAGTTCTTTCCGCAAGGCAAGGTCCAGCTCAAGAGTACATAAGTGATTCAACTTCTAAATTTATAACGGCTCGTAGAATGTATGGCAAAGTATAGAAACGTAACAACTGACTTTAGCGGAGGACTTGTAACTGATCACATTCTTGGTCGTGTAGATATTGAACGTCTACAGAAGTCAGCTAAGCCCTTTACAAACTTCTTTCCCAGCCTACAAGGACCAGCTTTGTTTCGGGACGGCTTTAGGTATGCGTGCCCCGCAGACGATGAGAAGACATTTTCGATTGCGATGTCGCTGTCAGATGGAAGATCCTATCGAGTTGTACTTAGTGACTTAAAGTTGACAGTCTATAATTCTGATGGAGTTCAGCTGGATCAGTTAGATGCGCCATACGCTGCATCAGAGTTGTCCGAGGTACGCTGGAGTTCAGAGACTGATATCTTGTATCTGTGTCACGGACGACATTCGCCTAGAACACTTACAGTGGACGTTCAGTTCCAGACAAGTAACCTACTGCCTAGTGACTACTTGACAGTAGAAGTAGATGTTGGTGGGGGAGTAATTGAAACTGGAGTAGATGGGTTATCATCCACTGAAGCCGCTGGAGCTGCTGAACCGCATTTAACACTGCTAGCAGACGCTGTTTACGATCTTGGGGACGACTCATGGAGCTTAGATCTTGTAGACTTTACTTCACACCCGTACCTGACTACCGACTTGTCGGGAAATGTACTTTCTCTGACTAACAGGCAGGAGTATGTACGACTTGAGTCTAACTACAGTACTGATTTTGATTCAATTGTATTCGACACACCTTCTGGGGATGCTACTACATTACAGACCGATTGGTTTGTTGAGTACTACGTTAACAACCAGTGGTCTTTGGGGAGGGTGGTTAACTCATCTGTTAACATAGATATACCCGACCCAACAAGCGAAGTTTTATATGTAGATCCAGTGGACTCCGTAGTAAACATCGAGGATGAGTCTGCAAGACTTTCAATTGCTGACAGAACTACTGCATCAGTAACGGTTGACGCTGAGCTTGACTACTACAAATTTGAAGGGGTGCAATCAGACTCTGTACATGTTCGGGCGACTTCATTAGTGTTCTCACCTAATCAAGTTAACAGTTACGTGCGAGCTGGAGGAGAGAGGCTGTCCTTGGACATAGTCACACCTAAAGACTCACGGACTCGGTGGTATAAAATCAAGGAGCACCTAGGAACTCAAGACCAACCTATTGACTTTATACAGGGTGCTGGGGCAAACAGCGGGCTTGAGTACAATAGCGGATCTGTATACAGGGCTTACTCTCCTGAAGCTTTTGAGGTTCTGTCAACTGGAGGTACTGGCGTAACACAGGTAGCTACAGCTCAAGTCTCAGCAGGGGGCAATCGGGTGTTTGCTTTTAATTTCACATTTAAGAACTTTACTGCAGTCGCTACTACCAAAGTCGGAAACCTTTCTACCCAGAAACAGTTTGACGTGGTTGATTGTTACCACTCTACGGACTCAGCTCCAAACGACCTACCTGAGATTGTACAGAACACTGTAACATATGCTAGCGGGACTTCAACCCCGAATGGAAACCTAGTAACACCTGTCGGGGTCATCTCTGTATTTGACGTGGTTACTGACCCAACAGGGATCGCATCTCATAGGGGAACTCTTTCTGCAAGTAAAGCGTTGTACACCACAGATGACTTAGGTCGTTTTATCTTTGCTAAGCTGGGTACTTCTTACGTCACAATGAAGATCAATTTAGTTACTAACGCTAACCAAGTAACAGTCGATATCCTGTCATCTATCCCAAAGAACAAGCTTACAGGTAAGATCGAGAGCAACGGTGTATTTAGGAGCTTTAGGCTTGGGGCTTGGTTTGCGAACAACTACCCACAGTCGGTAGCATTCTTTGAGCAACGCCGTGTATTTGCAGGTAGTTACGATTCTCCCAATTATGTGTGGATGAGTAAGACTGAGGATGACACTGACTTTAGGACTGCGGAAGATGATGGGGATGTGCTAGATACTACTGGCGTCTCTTACCCGCTTAGCAACGTCAATGCGACTATTCGGTGGCTTGCCCCAGCAAAAGCTCTTACGATTGGAACAGACAACGGCATCTACAAGCTTACAGCCAATGAGTTTACTGCAGCGGTGAGCCCTAAGAATATCCGTATTGAGCTAGAAGACCCCGAAGGAGCAAAGACTCCTCCGACCTTTGTAGGCTCTGCAGTTTTCTTTGCCGATATTTCGGGAGCCCGTCTCCTAGAATTTGTGTACGATGTCAACGTACAAGCTACTAATACAAACGACATCACTAAGCTGGTTTACCCTGTATTCCTGAATGATCCAATTATTCGGATTGAGTACGCACATACGCCTCAGCCGAGGATCTGGTGTCTTACAGTCAGCGGAAAGATTTATTGCCTGACCCACCATAAAAAAGAAGACTTCTACGCTTGGTCTAAGATGGAGGTTGCTGGGGATGTTAAAGACATCTGTGTACTTCGAAAGGGGTACTTGGAAGCTGGAGAAGATCAGCTTTGGATAACAGTAAAGAATGGGGCTCGTTACGACTACGAAGTCATGGCTCCATTCTACCGTGACGTACTGGACTCCGAAGATCTTAAGAGCGGAGCATTGTTTCTAGACTCGCATATCCGATTTCCCCCTTCGGGAACAGCTGTTACACCAGTTTCAAACTCCTTAGACTTATCAGTTAGGTATGCGGAAGGCGATATTGTTAGAGTGGTAACAGATGGTGTTGACCGAGGAGACTTTACCGTAGGACTTAATGGCTTTCTTGATGTAACAGGTCTTCCTAAAGAGGATCACGTACTTGTGGGCATCCGCTACACTGGGCTTATTGGTCTTACCATAAACACATGGGCAACCCAACTAGGGAGCAGTTATGGTGGAGACTCTAGAGTAATTTCGGTACGTCCGTATGTGTACAACTCAGTAGGGTATTCAATTGGGATAGATGACAAGTTTGAGTATGTCAGCTTTAATAAAGATACTCCAGAAGCACTGATGGAAGAAGAATCTACTTATCTTTTGAAAGAAGATGGAGGTCTACTACTAGAAGGCGTAGACCGAGTAGACAGATTTTACACAGGTTTTGGTAAAGAACTTCCTGTTCGCGGATCACTTTTCGGGACTGATAAAGTTCCAACAATTAAGCACGATCTTCCTTATCCACTTACAATAGTCTCTCTTGTAGTCAAGACAGACTTCAATCCTTAAAATATCATGGGCTTAGAAGTAATCGCAATAGCATCAATTATATCGACAGTCGCCTCTGCGGGAGTATCCTATGTGGGGGCTCAGCGACAGGCTAAGGCTCAGGAGTATCAAGCAGATGCTGCGATAGCTCAGGCTGAAGTTAACTCTAAGATTGCATATCAAAAGCGTCAGGCAGCGGCACAGGACGCTAACTACCAAGCAGGGGTTGCTGATTACAACAAGAACGCAACAGTAGCTGAGTTCGGAAGAGAGGAGCTAGCCTTCAATAACGAAGTAGAGGAAAAACAAGCTTCTTTTATTAACAACGCTTTCTCAACGCAAGGCAGCTTTGAGGACATATTTAACGCAGAGGAAACCTCTTTCAACTTAGCCTCTGCAAACCTTTCTTCTAAGTACTCTGAAAAGAGTTTTCAATTAAATGAACAGGCAGACCTTGCCAGAGCGGGGGCATCGCGTAGCCTATCTCTAGGGCGATACGAATCTGCTAATGTCTTACAAGGTGGTCAGAACGCCGCAGTTGGTTTTCGAAACCAAGCAAGTGCTTCAAGGACTGCAGGGATTGGCGCATTAATTGGAGGAATTGGTTCAGCAGCTGGGCAAACTGCTGGTTACGTAAACGACGGAACTCTGAGTTAGGACAAAATAAGTATTATGGCTATTAATTTATCAGCAAACACTCAAACAACGGGACCAGTAGCTCGTGAAGTATTTGACTCCAACATTGGATTTAAGTCTGGGCTGCAAGGCTTAGCTCGGGGCATTGGAACAGCAGCTGATGCTGCAGGGAATCTTGCTGCAAGTATTAAACGAAAGAACGACAACGCAGCTAAGCAGTTGGCGAGAACCAACAGTTCGGTATACACGACTAACATGGGCTCAGCTTTTGCAGCTCAGGCTGCTGTCGCTAAAGACCCCTATGCGAGCGAAGAAAGCAGAACCGCAGCTGCAGCTGGCGTAGCTGCATTTGATGACATTAACTATGCAAACATCGACCCTAGTGGCGATGCAGATGAAAGTTATTATAAGGATAACATAGCGGTTCTTGAAGCTCGGCGTAACGCGTACCAAGTAGACCATGAAGTCGTGGTCAACAGTCAACGAGAACTCAAAGCAGTAAATCAGGAGAGAGCAGGTATCAGTCAGTTTGACCAATCGAATACAGGAGTTGCAACTACTGCATGGGCTGTAAGCGAGATTGAAATGATTGCAGATACGTACAACCCTAAGTCTGAATCCACACTAGGTGGTTTAGCGAACAGAGCACCCGCTGACAGGGAGTTGTATCAAAGCCTTGACCAGACAGTCACTACTTCTATTTCAAGGCTTACAGAGCTTCCTACGGCTCAACAGCACTCCGAGCTTCTTGCTCTTCAAGGAGCGATAACAACTCTTTCAGCAGTAGGCAGTCCTTTGGCTAAGAGACAAGCAGATTCTATACGGCTTAAAGTTGCTTCAGCCCTAAAGACTTTAGGAAAAGCTACGAGCAAGGAACGCACAGAAGCCGATAAAGTTTTCACTGCAAAGCAAGTCGATAACGCTGAGCTGTATAACCTTCAGGTAGCGGCAGCAACAGACCCCCTTACTGGGATTGGCAAACCTGCGGGAGACCGTAATGGCTTTGGCTCTGTATATACTGACCTACCGAAGGTAGCAACCGACACCGAGATTTCTAAGCACAACGCTGCAATAGCAGGGGTAGTAGGCGTAACCGCAAGCCCAACTGGAGCTTCTTGGATTGCAGAAGCTGCTAAACAGGATATAGAGGGGACGCCGTTTACTGGTCTCCCACCCCAAGCTTTTACACTTAGTTCCCGAGATGGGCAAAAGACCCTATGGGATAAGTCTGAGCTAACGAAAAACCCAGAAGTACTGAAACTTCACACAAAAGAGGTCAACAAAACTGTAACTGACATAAAGAACGGGTTAGCTGCTAATGATTTCTCAGTATTAGCTAAGATTGACCCCGCTTACGCAAAGCAATGGAAACTAGCAACAGACGTTGAGGTAGATCCTAGCATTAGAAGCAGAGCTTGGGAGCGGTTACAGGGGATGTCTGAGAGGTACAGAACTGATCCAAAATACAGCTCTATCTTCACAGGAGTAAGAGCTTTTGGAATCTTGCCAGAAGATAATGGCGTATCTTTTGGTCAAATGGATGATGAAGCCAAGCTGGGTTACATAGCTTCAGCAGTTAATCTTAATGGAAACGGAGCTGCTGTATTTGCACAGAGCTTGCAAACTTCCAATACCGCAGACACCACAGTGGGGGTGCTCATGCAACTTCACCTCGATGGCTTAGCAGAACCTGCCTTGCAGGATGCTTCTAGGGGTGCTACAGTTTACGGCGGCAGTAAGTTTACATTCACAGATAAAGAGGGTCAATTGGACATGCGATCAGCATCAGTAACTGCGATGTACTCCTCGTTACAAGAGAAGAACCTAGCTACTCCACTAAGTACACAGATAACGGCTGCTGAGCGTAGAGGAGATGAGGGGCTGGCATCTATGCTTCGTAACATAGAAACAGGGCAGATTGCCAAGGTTATCTCCCGAAACACGACAGCAACCACTAACGAAGTTTACAATTCGTTGAAAGATGTTCAACGAGCATACACCAACTCTCTGGGGCATAAGTTGATCTCAAGCAATGGCACAGTTATATCAGTACCGCCATTCGACACTTCAACTCCTTCGGGCAGTAAACTTAATAAGTTTTTTGAACGCTCAGACTTTTTTACAGGAGGAGTTGCTGCAGCATACAGCGGGGGTGTTTCGGACGCATTGGTTGGTGAATTAATTTCTGGGGATGTGGAAGCAACTGAGTTTTTAGAGATGGTGGCTCTGTCTGAAAATAACCCAGCACTGCGACAAGCTTTGTCGGGGGATACGGTGGACGTTAAAAACGAGACTGAGGCTTTCAGCAAAGGACTTCGTACCCTTACAACTGATGGAGGCTT